TGTGCCGTCACAATCTCGCGAGCGGCCTGGCCCACGGGCGCCTCGGCCAGCTCCAGACGCAGCGCGCGGCTCGCGGCCCGTGCCTGCGACAGCCAATAACGTTCGTTGCTGGTGTTCACGCCCGCGACCATTTCGAGCGCGCGGCGTTGGGCCCATGGCACGAGCGCGGCCATGTACTCGCGCACGGCACGCTCCAGTCCGGGCACGTTGGTCAGCGTGTGGCCTTCGACGTGCATGAGCACCAGCTGGCCGGAGAAGCGCGCCACGTTGCGCAGCGCGCGTGCATAGCGGGTCTCGACTTTCTTGGTGGGCGTGGGGGTCACAATTTAGGCAGCAAATCGGGGTTAATGGTGGTCAGGTAAGGGCGCGCTTCGTTATCGTCAAATTCGCGCCGTTTCCACGAGGCTACTTCTTCACTCCAAAGTCGGCCGTCTCGCAACAAGGCCCCACTTTCACGCATTGCACTTTGGGTATAGCCGTTGATTCCGGCTTTTTTCATTTGCTCGGCCGTCATACCCTCCGGATGCGCCTGCACGATTAAAAAAGCACGAATCCAACGATTCGGATCTTGACTCATGAATGCGTCTCCTGCCACAGCGCCAAGCCCGCGTCGTTGAGCTCGATGCCACCGGCGATGCGCAGGCCGAAGCCGCCAAGCACCATGCGTTCGGCCTGCTGATCAAGGAACCACGCGCCAACCTGGGTCAGTTGCATGCGACCGTTGTGCTGCCAGGCGTTGAAGCCGCCGTGCATGAGCCACAGCCGCATCGCTTCGAGCGCTTCGTCGGCAGTCATGGGCTCGTTGTGGGGCCAGTTGCAAATGCTCATCTGTACACCTTTGTGCGCACTGGCGCAACGAATTGGCTGTCGTTGACGCCCTTGCTGTTGATGCGCAAAACCCCATTGGTGTGCACGTCGCTCGGCCGCCAGATGTGGCCGCAGCCGCCATCGTCTTCGCGGCACAAATGCGACCGGTGCGGCGGGTTGGTCCACTCGTTGGGAGTGCCATCCATGCCGGCGTACTGCGACGGCGGCTCTGGTTTGTCGACATGCTGCATGCCGCAATTCGGGCAGTACAGCAGCATGTCGACGACGATGTTTCCCATGTCGCGCAACATCACCGACTCGCAATCTCGAGCAGCTTGGCCGCCATCTTGTCACCCCGCTGAGCCAGGCCGTGCATGCTGTAGAAGTAGCTGTTGACCATGCGCTGCACGTAGGCCGCGCGCGGCGCGCACTCATAGGCGCCCACCATGCCCAGCACGATGCGCACGCGCTGACAGGCGATCGTCACGCGCTGGCCGGGCTTGAGCGTCGCGAGCCAGTCGTCGTGCCCTTTTACGAACGCGCTCACGAAGCCCGACAGATCCACGCGCGGCGTCTCCAGGCTCACACCCACACGGTGCACGGTGCCCGTGATGACCACGTCGCTCTCGCTGTACGTGCGACGCGCGGCGAGCTCGTTGGTGCGCATGTCGCTGGCCAGCTTGTCGGAGGTGACACGATGCATCGACCAGCCAAGCGCCGCCTTGCCACCATCGAGGTAGGTCTGCAGGTCGTCGGCGATGAGCGGCTTGACGTCCGCGGCGCGCGCGCTGGCCGGGTCATTGACGACCGCCTGGCGCACGGTGCCGGCGAAGGCCATGCGGCCCAGACCAAACACGACGATGAGCACCACCAGCGTCACGACGGCCCAGCGCAGCGCCGTGGCCCAGGTCATGGGGTTGATGCCGACCGGCAGGTCAGCGGGCGAAGTGAAGCGAAAATTCGGGTCGAGACGGTCACGCATGATGGTGCTCCGGTTGGGTTGGTGCGCCAATATTATGGTTAATTGACGGCGCCGTCAACAACTATTTTCCGCTCAATGGCCTGAATATTCCGCTCGGGCGCATTTCGCAACACCTCGCGCCAGTTGCTGTCGGTCACAGGGCGAAAGTGATAGACCATTTCGTCATGCGTACGCGGCCGCAGGATGCGCAGCAGATCCGGATTCGTGACGAACAGCCGAAACATTTCGGCAAACCATTCGGCGTCGTTGGGGCAGTAGGACGTCAGCGGTTTTTCGCCGGACGACTTGCGCATTGCGATGGAGAAGTCTCCGAAATATGGCCCGCGGCGCGTGCTGCGCAGCCAGTCGACGTGGTGCCCGAGTTCGTGCTGAATCACACCGTAGGGCGTGCGATCCACCGAATAACCCGGGTACGACCACGCAGGGCCGGCTACGCCGATTGATGCGCAGCGCTCAACACAGATCGTCGTCACATGGTTGCGATAGTAGGCGCAGGTTGATCCGAAATGCCATTCTTTGGACGGCACGACGACCACGTCAGGCACTGGCATGTCGTTGAGTGCGCACCACGCCTGCGCCAGCAATCGACCGCCCGCAAGCATGTCGACTTTGTTCATCATGCTGCCACCCATCCCGCCACAGCGCACACGACCGTGAAGATGAGCGCGATGAGCCACCAGGGCATGGGCGCCGGGTTGCCGCCCGCCTCGTCCGCGTTCGCCAGCTGCTCGGCGTAGGCGTTCTCTTCGAACTGGTTGGTTTGCCGGATCACGATGCGCTCTCTTCGGCCTTGGCGATGGCTGCTCGCTCGGCTTCTGCGCGCGAGTCGAAGCCCTTGACGTGTGCTTCGGTTCGGTGATCGGTGAAGACGCCATCCACAGGGACGGCGCTCCATGCGGTCGCATCCCACTTGCCCGTCCGGTTGCAGAGGTAGCTGCTCGCGTAGGTCTTGCGCGGCCCCGGCGTGTGCTGCGCGGCGGTCACAGGACACCCCAGTGCAGCCCGAGGCTGCCGAAGCCAACGACGATCATGAGAATGAGATAGGGCATTTCTTGAGCTCCGTGTTGATGGGCTCAATGATGCAGCTAATTGACGGCGCCGTCAACAACTATTTTTTGCGACGGAACCAGTTGCGCCAGCCGCTGTCGCTGGTGCCCTGCTGCGCCGGGTCGGGCTGGTCGCCTGGCATGGGCGTGCCCTCCGGCACGTTGGGCAGCGGCGGTTCCTCATCCGCCTCGTCGATCTGCTCATCCGTGATGGTCGAGCCCAGGCCCGTCACAGCCGATGCGCGCTGCAACTCGCGCAGCGCCGTGCCGCGGTCGATGATGCCGGCGTTATCGGCCGCCACGATGGCATCCGTGACCGTCTTGCCAATCTCGGCCTTTTCCTTCTCGCTCATCTGCCACAGCGGCGCGAACTTGAAGGCCATTTCCACCGGCGGCGCGCTGCCCGCGAGCGAGCGATAAAGCACCTGCAGCAGCCGCTCCATCGGATCGCGCAGGCGGGCCTCCTGCTGGCTGTTGATGTTGTCGTAATAGTTGCGGATGTCGCCGTCGCCCGTGGCGTTCAGGCCGGCCGGCGATTGGCCGAACAGACGCACCAGCGGGATGCCCGATGCGCCCGCCAACTGCTGGCCAAACTGCGTGATGACATCGCTCAGGCCGCCGAAAGAGTAGGTGTGCGTCTGGAACTCGTCCTCTTTGTCCAGCAGTGTGATGCCCTCGTTGGTCTGCAGCACCTGCATCAACTTGAACATCTTGATCAGGTTTTCCTCGTGCTTGCCGCCCATCGCCAGCACGTTGCGCAGCTTGTCGATGCGCACGGTGCGCAGGTACGACCGAAACACGAGATTCGCCGCACCCATGCTCACAGAGTCGAACGAAATCAACCGGTCATCCATGCGCTCGAGCACGCTGGCGCCCCAACCGTTTTGCCGCAACGCCGAGTTGTAGGGCAGCTCGTTGCCGATGAAGCGCAGCACGCGCGTGTGATGCACCCGCTCGTTCGTGGCGCTGAGCGTGTAGAACTCCGGCAGGCCAGCACCTGCGCCGCTCGACAGGTTTGTCGCACCCTCGACCGCCAGGCGCCAGCGGTCGAACACCGCAAGCCCTTTGAATGCGTCCTTGGCAACCGTCTCGATGCGAAGCGGCGTGCTCAGGTCCTGCCCTTCGATCATGATGACCGCGATGGCGCCACCGTACAGGCGCCCCCACTTGATGGCCTCGGTGAGCGCGTTCCACACCTTGGTGCGCGTCATGAGCGAGGCAATCTCGTCGGTCTGGTCCGTGCCCGCGATGATGATCCCCTCACGGGTCATGTCCTCGGCGACGCAATCCACCACCTTGCCAGCGACCCAGCTGCCCTCATACATGCGCTCGAGCAGCATGTAATTTTGCGTCAGGCCGCTGCGGAAGTAGCTGCCCTGACTGAGCGCGTTGGTGCCGCCGACGCCCGCCTGGCCCGTGCCGATGCGCGCCACGACGTTGTTCATGCCGTCCACGGTCGCCGCCCCGGTGGCGCCCTTGCGGATCGTGCCTTGTGCGCTGCGTTTCATATGATGGATTCCCACGGTTTGAGCGACGAAACGCTCGAAAGCATATCCTCGATCGCGTCGAGCATCGGGTCGATTTGGTCGTCGTGCGCGTGCGTATCGTCGGCGGTGAAAGCCTCATTCTCGCTGATGAAGTCCTGAACCCATGGCGCATCTTCCGGGACGCACACCAGGCCAGCCTCAATGAACGGCGCGCCGTCACCCACGCGGATGAGCTTGTCCTTGTTGCGCTGCTGAGCGTAGACCGGCACTGCGCCCTGCGCCTGAATCTCTTGGATGAGGCCCGTGCCGCTCGCCTTGTCTTCAACCCGCATCTGGCGCAACGTGCCCAGGTCGGTGAGCGGCAGGTGCTTCGCCCAGAACGCGATCGCCCGGCGCTTGAGCTCGGGCGCTTCCCACTTCCCGCGGATGAGGTCGAGCAGGTAAATCTTGCCTGTCTCCTGACTGTAGCCCCAGCACTCGAACACGCTGTAATCGTTGCGCTCGGCCGTCTTTTGCGCGGTGTCGACGTAGATCTTGCGGTAGGTGATCTGCGGCAGCACCTTGTACCGCACGAACCATGTGCCCATGATGAGCCCACCACCGAGCGGGCTGGGCCGCTGCTGCATCTGGGCCGAGAACACATAGGCGTTCTTCGCCTTCATCGCCTTGAGCGCCGCGACGTTGTGCTTGGCTGGCCACAACGCACGCTCGCTGGGCCCGTCCTCATCGATGAGCGCAGGCATGGTCCGCACGAACCAATCGAATTCGGTGTCTTTGGTCAGCATGCCGGTGTAGTCGTGCTCGTGCACGCGCTGCATGATGCAGATGACCGGGGTGCGCGGGCTGTTGCGCCGCGACTTGATGGTCGAGTCCCACCGCGCATTGATCGATTCGCGGATGGTGTCGCTGCGTGCGTCCTCGGGTTTGACCGGGTCGTCGATGAGCAGCGCGCCGGAGAACGTGAAATGCTCGCCGTCCCACTCGTCCATTCGGCCGGCGCCGAAGCCCGTCACTTGGCCGCCACTGGCCGTGGCGTAGAACTTGCCACCCTGCTCGGTGTCCCACGCTTTTTTCGAGTCCTTGTTATTGCGCACGGCCAGCTCGGGCCACAACGCGCGGAAGTCGGCAGACTTGATGATGTCGCGCACCGCGTCGCTGTTCTCCAGCACCAGTGTGTCGGCGTAGCTCAGATGGATGAACTCGCACCGTGGATTCTTCACGTAGCACCACGCCGCGAACAGGATCATGCATAGCTCGGTCTTGCCGTAACGTGGCGGCAGGTTGGCGATGTAGTAGGTGATTTCGCCGCGCCACACGCGCATCAGGTCATCACAGAGCGTGCGATGGTGGTCGGCGAAGATGAATCGCGTACCCTTGCGCCGCTTGAAGAAGTAGCGAGCGAAAAACGTGAAGTCGGCCTCGCACGCCTCGCGCGCGACGATGCGAGCCGCTTCGACCGGGTCGATGTCACGAGCGCTCATTCTTTGGCGGCATTGACGCCACTACGAAAGCCAAGTTCGTAGATGGCACGCAATCCCTCATATGTAACAGGTGCTGTCGTCTGCAGCTTCACATGCTCGCCGGGCGCCAGCCCAACAAACTCCTCACCCAATATCTCCACGATATTCGACTTGACAGTCGCGTCATAGATGAGCTGCATGGTTGGGCTCAAGTTCATATGTCCTTCTCCAGCGCCAGGCGAATCGCCGCCTTCTCGTCCTCGGTCAGCTGCAGCGGTGCGAGCGCCACCACGCCCGAGTGCTGCACCTTGTCGACCAGCACGCCAGCATAGCGCGCGAGCAGGGTGCGCGCGGCCTCTTTATCGCGCATCACGACCTTGATTGCGCCGTCCTTTTTCACCTCGAGGCCGGCGTACAAGCGGCGCGATGGGCCGCTGAGCGTGCGGATGTCAGCGACGCGCGCCTCGGGGATGCCTTCGCCCTCGCACTTAGGGCAGCTGGGGTCGGGCGGGGCCAGTTCGCGAAAGCCATAGCCGCCCTCGTCGGTGGGCAACTCAGGGCGCTTGCGCGGCCGCTTGTCGGGCGGGGCGTCATCCCATGCGTTCTGAGCGTCGCTCGCCGCACCCAGGGCTGCCCAGAATTCGACCTCGTCGCGCCAGCGATAAGCATGATTCATGCCATGGCAGTGACGGCAGTTCAGGCGGCGATAGGTGATGAGGTCGGACGGGTCACCGAGCAGCACGTCGCGGGCGTCCTCGAGGACCAGGCGGCGAGCCTCGGCCACGCTGAATACCCAGTCATCGGTCACCTGCTCCTTGAGCCAGGCGATGCGGGCACGCACGTCGGACCGCGTGTTGATCCGGTTCACATACTGCGAAATCGACGTCTCTTTCACGCCCGGCTTAATTTTATAAATTATGCGATAGACGCCGATGGCTGACTCGCCACCCTTTGCCATGGCCTGGCAATACAACTCGTGCCGCCCGTTCTGGAGCGGCTGTGACGGGTCAAGCAGTGTGTCCATAATTTTCACTCGGTTCATTCCTAACGCGACTTACACCTAACATGTGTGAGTGTGCATCCTTACCAATACATGTATACGCTATACGCATAATTTATATAAATATGCATAATTATGGGCCGCTATTGATTAGACTATTATTTTTAAGTGTTAGTAATGTTAGGTGTTAGGTTCCCAATGAAAACTACCTAACATGTGCCTTAACACCTAACGCTTGACCCATCGTCGAGCGACCTTGCCATTGATCCATAGCGTCGGATTGTGGTAACCAAGCGCCGCCAAAACTCTAG